ACTTGATTTACAAAAGAGCATGGTCCAAGAAAGCATGATTCAGCAGAGAGATCGTGGTAATACAATGATTCTCGGCGATTCAGGTGGTTATCAAATTGGTAAAGGTGTTCTTAAATTTGATTGGCTTAATTTCGAAGGCCCTGCTGCTAATAAAACTCGTCAAAGTATCTTAGAATGGTTAGAATTGACTGCTGATTGGTCAATGATGTTAGACGTTCCTACATGGGCATGCGATCATATCCATAGCCCTAAAACCGGGTTAAAAACGTTTGACGACTGCCTCGATAAGACAAGATTTAATAATGATTACTTTTTATCTAATCGTCTTGGCCAAACAAAATGGCTTAATGTGTTGCAAGGTAGCGATTGGGACACTGCTGAAAAGTGGTATCAAGGTGTAAAGGAATTTAGTGATCCAAAAGGCAAATACGCAGGCCGCGAAGCCGAAGGATGGGCAATGGGTGGTGCAAATATGTGTAAAATGCCAATTGCATTACGTAGGTTAATTACACTTAAATTTGACGGCTTACTCGAAGGCAAAGATTGGATGCATTTCTTGGGTACTGCACAGTTAGATTGGAGTTGTTATCTTACACTGATTCAACGACAAGTTCGCAAAACAATCAATCCGAATTTTACAATTAGCTTTGATTGTGCTAGCCCGTTTATTGCAACTGCACACGGATTAGTATATACTAATGCACAACACACTAATAAGCGGTGGAGTGTTATTATGGACAAGGCTCCTGATAACAAAGCATTAGCAAAAAGCGATATTCCGTTTCCGTTTGAAAGCGAATTTGGTCGCAGACTTACTATGGGAGACATTTGTCATTATGCCCCGGGCATGTTAAATAAAATTAACAAAGAAGGAAAAACTTCTTGGGATAGCTTTGCATATGCATTAATGATGGGTCATAACGTGTACTGTCATATTGTTGCAGTACAACGTGCAAATCACTTAATGGATATCGAAACTGCAAAACATAAGCCAGACTGGAGACGCTGGACTAAACCTGGCAGCAAAGAAGTAAACATGCATGAATATAGCGATTGGGTTCCTCGCAATATTTTGTACTTCAACACATTTGTAGAAGAATTATTTGCATGCGGCACTAAAGACGAAGCATTTCAAATGATTAAAGACGGCGAATTTTTCTTAAAAAATCTCGAAGGTGCAAGACTTCGAGGCGGCATTACTAATGAGTTTAATCGTTTATTTGTCGAAGACAATGACGAGTCATGGGATAATGACCGAGAAGATACTGCATTAGATAATTTAGAATCTCAATTTAAAGATTAAAAAATAAAGCCGAGGGTACTCGGCTTTAGTTGACATGCTACATTATTTGTGTTATAATTAACTATGTTAAACAAACAAAGAGTATATGAAAAGACAATACGCATCTGGTACAACAACAAATGTTACAATTTTTGTAGGTGTTGAAGTTGAAAAAACTCCAGCATACAAAATGAAAACATTGTTTGTTGTTGGCTTGCATGATCACACAGACTTAGTACAATATGTTGCATCTGCAGACGATCATGTAGAGCATATTTACTTCGGAGCAAATCAAAGCTTTAATAGTGAAATTAGTGATTCTGATTTATTAAAATGGAGTAATATGATTACTCCGTGGCTCGAAAGCGGAATTTGGTGTACATTAGACTTTGATGTAACATTAGTAGAAAAAGTAATGGCAACTAGCCTTTGCAAATATCGAAATTTTATTCCTCAAATCTCAGTTAAATTACCTAAATTGCAAAATTTAGGGTATAATGCAACACTTAAAATAGACGATACTGGATTTGCAGAATCTAACCCAGGTGTATGGTGTCATCAATTAAACGAGTTACTTGTAAGAGACAAATTTACATCTTGGGATCAATACGGCACCGATTTAATTATTAAACAGGAATTAAAATGAAAGAATTTACAGTAAAAGAAAATGATGCATTTAGAGTACGTGTTAAAAAATACGCCTGCGCATCGCCCTCCGACTTGTATGCAATTGATGTAATTAAAGAAGAGTTACACAGTGGTACCGTAACACTTAGTACTACTAATCGATTACTTATGACTGAACAAGAAATTAAAACATTAGCTCAAGGATTATTAGCGTGAATATCCCCGTAGATCTCCGCCCAAGTGTAAAGACTTTTATTAAAGTTCGAACTGAATTTGAAGGCTTCCATCACTACCCTAACGCTGGAAAAATTGATCCTCGTATCGAGTTTCTTGAACATGAGCATCGACACATGTTTAAAGTTGAAGTGACTATTTCAGTTACACATACTGATAGAGAATTAGAATTTTTCTTAGTCAAATGGGCATTAAATGACTTTATTAAATCAGGAAATCAAAATCACAAATCCTGTGAAATGATTGCAACTGATATTTTAAACGATCATTTGTTACCAAAATACGGTCAGAGATACTATACAATTACAGTGTCAGAAGATGGCGAATCAGATGGCATTGTTGAGTACAAACCGTAATTAACACACACACAGATATTTTAATCACCTTTTCATAAATCATATATAATAAACAAGGAAATATATTATGGCTACCAACTACAGAGATATTAGCTACTTCGAAACTCGCCCAGATGTTGTTCGTTTATTCGAAGATATCGAATCATATTACGATTTTTGCAGATTCGAACTACGCGAATTTAATCCTGCAGAGTTATACCATAAAGATGCTCCAAACTACGGTGCATATTTAAATCGTCGTCGTCCTCGTAAGCCGTATCTAGGTAAAAAACCTAGGTTCGAACGTAGAACTTAATAACTAAAATAAGCCCCTTAATTGGGGCTTTTGTTTGAGTAAATTTTATATCAGATTGTTTGACTACTAGTTGTAACTGCTGTATAATTGTATGTATATTATAGCATGGAGAATATATTATGAAATCAACAGTATGGATTTTTTCAATTGAGCCTTTAGAGACTCGCTACACAAAACAGTGGCAAGATCATGTTCCGAAGTTATTAGTCGACAAGCTAGGGCACAATTTTAATGTTGTACAGATTGACGGCGAACAGAAAAATACTGCACCAACACCTGGTGCATTTTTAAATTTTTCAGATACTAACTACTGGAAAAGCTCACAATTGTGTAAGTTTTTAGAACATCACAATAACGGTGAAACTTCAAAAAACGATCATTTTATTTTTACAGATGCATGGAATCCAACAGTGATACAACTGCGATACATGTCCGACTTGTTAGGGTTTAATTGGGTATTGCATGGACTATTTCATGCAGGCAGCTGGGATTCTGCAGATTTTTTAGGTAGAATTGTTGGTGATAAACCATGGGTTAAAAATGCTGAAAAAGCATTATTTCATTCGTTCGATCATAATTATTTTGCCACTAAGTTTCACATCGACATGTTTGTATCTAACTTACTTAATGCAAATTACACCACTAAAGTTACGTATTTAAATTCAAAAAAAATAATCCCAACAGGTTGGCCAATGGAGTACATGGTCGACACATTGGCACCGTATAAGGGGCTAAAGAAACGAAATCTTATTTTATTCCCACATCGTATTGCTCCAGAAAAACAACTTAATATTTTTCTAGATTTAAAACAACAATTGCCGCAATACGAGTTTATTGTATGCCAAGATAAAAACTTGTCTAAGCATGAATATCATACGTTACTAGGAGAATCTAAGATTATCTTTAGTGCAAATTTACAAGAAACTCTTGGTATTTCTTCATGTGCCGAAGGCCCACTAGTTGAATCGTTACCGCTAGTTCCAAATAGGTTAAGCTATAAAGAAATATTTAGTAACTATCCAGAATTTATGTATCCGTCCGAATGGACTACTGATTGGCTTAGTTATGTGCCGCATCGTGCTACGCTAGCCAATAAAGTTGTAAACATGATAGAAAATTACGATACGTTAGTTCCAAAAATTAATCACTATACAGATAATACGTATTTAGAATTTTTTACTGCTGATAATTTAATTGCAAATATCAAGTAAAGTTCAAGTATAAATGCTGTGTAGAGAAGTTATAATAAATATATATGCTACACAGCGGTAGCACACATCAATCAAATACCATCACAAAGGAAGGTTATCTCATGTCATTTAATAGAACAAAATGCGACCCAGAATTGGGCAAAAAAATTCACGAACACTTAGTTAACTGCGGAGTCGAAACTCCTACAATTAGCAATAATCTTAGTCGTACAGAAAAAATTGATATTATCGAACAAAAGTTTGCCGATATTATGAATGCACTAGGTTTAGATTTAACTGATGATAGTTTAATCGAAACTCCAAAACGTGTTGCTAAAATGTATGTTGGCGAAATCTTTTGGGGGCTTGATTACGAAGCGTTTCCTAAATGTACCACAGTCGACAATAAAATGAAGTACGACGAAATGGTCATCGAGCGTAATGTTAATGTTCAATCAAACTGCGAGCATCATTTAGTAGTAATTGACGGACTTGCAACAGTAGGTTACATTCCTAACAATAAAGTATTAGGCCTAAGCAAAATTAATAGGGTCGTTGAATATTTTAGCAAACGTCCGCAAATTCAAGAACGGTTAACAGAGCAGGTTTACCATGCATTGCAATACATTCTCGCTACTGATAATATTGCTGTAGTAATTGATGCCCAACACTTTTGTGTTAAGTCCAGGGGAGTCGAGGATACTGGTTCGAGTACAATCACTAGTAAATTAGGAGGCTGCTTTAAATCAGACTCGAGTGTGCGTAGCGAATTTATGAATATTGTAAATTCTTCCAAAACAAAATAATATCATAAACGGGCAAACTTGCCCGTTTTTACTTAATACACATTATGATTGATTCAAAAATAAAAATACATTGTACCGACAACAACAAAGATCTCGATGCACACATTCTTAATTACAAACCACAGGCATTTTTAGAAGTTGCATTTCAAACATTAAAAATTAAGTTAGTATTCAAAGAAACTGCTAAGATATTTGTTGGAAGCTTAGGCGGAAAAGAATTTGTTGTTAATGAATCGCAACTGCAAGTTAAGAATAAAGAATACAGACGATGAAATCAAAATTTAAAAATGCATATATGCAAACAGCTAAAATATTTGCCGATTTAAGCTATTCTCGAATTACGCAAGAGGGAGCAATTGTAGTAAAAGACGATAGGATTGTTAGCATAGGATTTAATGGCATGCCAGCAGGCTGGGATAACGATTGCGAAAATATTGTAGGCTACAAAACAGCTAATGAACCAGTTTACAAAACTAAACCAGAAGTATTAAATGCAACTATGAATGCATTAATGAAGCTAGCAAAAAGTAGTGACTCTGGTACAAATGCAGCAATTTTCGTTACACATGCTCCATGTTTAGATTCAGCAAAGGGAATTTATCAAGCAGGAATTACCGAAGTATATTACGAAACAGAATTAGAAAATACCAGCGGTATTGATTTTTTAAAAAAATGTAAAATTACAATCGAACGTATTGATAATACTACTACAATCCCGTATAATATAGCAATTTAAGGAACATTATGTCAAAAATTAAAATAGCAGAACTATTCTATTCAATTCAAGGCGAAGGGAAATACATGGGAGTTCCTAGTATTTTCTTACGTACATTTGGTTGCAATTTTTCTTGTAGCGGGTTTGGTATGCCACGGGGTCAAGCTAGTACAGAAGCTACTACAATTGCACAAACACATATCGGAATTAAACCATTTACCAAGTACGAAGACTTGCCACTAGTTAGCACTGGTTGTGACTCATTCGCCTCCTGGATGCCTGAATTCAAAGATCTTTCTCCGATGCTAACTTCAGATGCAATTGCTGAAAGAATTTTAGAACTATTGCCAAATAATGCATGGGGTGATGCACATTTAGTTATTACTGGCGGAGAGCCTTTACTTGGCTGGCAACGAGCATATCCTGATTTATTAAATCATCCTAAGATGGCTAGCTTAAAAGAAATTACATTTGAAACAAATGGTACTCAATCTTTATCTTCTGATTTTAAAAATTACCTAGGTGTATGGCAAGGGCTGCCGAGAAATAAACGAGAAATTACATTTAGTGTGAGTGCAAAACTCCCATGTAGTGGTGAATCGTGGGAAGACGCTATTAAGCCAAAAATCGTCTGCGAATATGAAGAAGTTGGCACAACATATTTAAAATTTGTCATTGCCACAGACGATGATTTTAAAGACGCTCAAAGGGCAATTAGAGAATATCGCGATGCTGGCTTTACTGGTCATGTATACTTAATGCCAGTCGGCGGAGTTGAAAGTGTATATTCATTAAATAATCAAAATGTTGCTAATTTAGCAATAAATGCTGGCTTACGATATAGTGATCGACTTCAGGTTCCTTTATTTAAGAACGCCTGGGGTACATAATTTTTAACAAAGGATAACAAAATGGGATTAAAAGATATTTTTGAAAAACTAGTTGGCTTAGACAAAATTAAGGAGCAAGCAACTGCAGAAGCTAGAGAAGCTATACAACTAGCTAGAGACGCAGAACAAAGTGCTAAAGACGCTTTAAAGCTACAGCAAGACGCTATACAACTGCAACACACTGCAGAAGTTGCAGCACGTAAAGCTACAGAAGAAGAGCAAATAGCTAAACTAACACCTAAAGAACGAGCCACTCGAAAGCAAGAACCGTGGGTTGGAGTTTTAAACACACACATAAATCAAGATAATATCAGAAATGGATTTTTTGAATTAGACTGGAATAGTATTTTTGTATTAAAACTCAAACAAGAAGGCTACGGAGTTGACGGTGATAAAGATGAAGATATTGTTGATCGGTGGTTCAGAGAGTTGTGCGCTAATGTGGTAGTTGACGGCGATTACGGCGGGCCAGTAGAATCTGGAGTATTAGATATTCAAACTATAATGAAAAACAACTAATATATGCAAGCACTATGTATGACAACATTAGTGCTTGTTTTTTATTAAATTATATGTTATAATTAACTTTTAAATAAAGGAGAAAGTTTTAATTTTCTAACTATAGTTACTATGAAAATTTTAACAAAACATATGAATAACAATACATATATTATTGTCGATACTGCTAATACGTTTTTTAGAGCAAGACATGTAATTAACGGTGATGCAGATATTAAGTTAGGTATGGCCTTTCATATCACGCTAAATTCTATTAAAAAAGCATGGCAAGATTTTAATGGCACACATGTAGTATTTTGCTTAGAAGGTCGTAGTTGGAGGAAAGATCACTATGCTCCTTACAAGAGAAACCGATCCGAAACTCGTGCAGCACACACCGAAAAAGAAGCCGAAGAAGAAAAAGTATTTTGGGAAGCATTTGATACCTTTAAAGAGTTTGTAACTACAAAAACAAATTGTACCGTTATGCAACATCCTCAGTTAGAAGCTGATGATTTAATTGCCGGATGGATTCAAAATCATCCATTAGACAATCATATTATTATTTCGACAGATACAGACTTTGTACAACTAATCGCCCCTAATGTTAAGCAATATAACGGAGTTTCAGAAGTTACTATTACCCACGAGGGATATTTTGATAAAAAAAATAAACCAGTAATTGATAACAAAACTAAAGAGATTAAGTTGCCTCCTAGACCTGAATGGTTGTTATTCGAAAAATGCATGCGCGGCGATTCAAGCGATAACGTGTTCAGTGCATACCCAGGTGTTCGTACTAAAGGTACTAGTAAAAAAGTCGGATTAACAGAAGCATTTGAAGATAGAAATTCTAAAGGTTTTAACTGGAATAATTTAATGCTACAGCGATGGACTGATCACGAAGGTGTCGAGCATCGTGTACGAGACGACTACGAACGAAATCGTCAATTAATCGACCTGACAGCGCAACCGGAAGAAATTAAAAAACACATTATCGACACCATAACAACAGCAACGGCTGCTGATAAAAATATTAATCAAGTAGGATTAAGATTAATGAAATTTTGCGGACTGTACGATTTAAAGAAAATTGCAGAACAGGCACAAGCATATGCAGAACCATTGAATGCTCGATACAAATTAACAAGTGCAGAATAATATGACAGAAATATATGCTACTCCTATTATCGATAATAAATTCTGGGTTGTTGAACAAAATGGTGAAAAAGTCGGAACATTGAGAAAAGATGACGAGAATCGATTTGTACTAAGTAACGAATTAGGAATTAAAGTATTTGCTAACGAGGCTAGCATTGCTGACCAATTTGGTAATAACTTTTTTGTTGCAAAAATTATTAAAGAAGCTAACTGTAGTTTAATTAATGAAGTACACGGATTTCCTACAAACGTTCTACCACATAATCCAATGTACGATATTAAGAGACGATTACCACTTTTTACTAAAAGCAACGAGTCTAAAAGTTTATATTGTGCAGGATATTATATTATTCAATTTGATAAAGGCTGGGTAAAGAGTTTTTGTCCTAAACTTATTACATTGCAAAGATATAAATATCAAGGTCCGTACAATACAGAACACGAAATGAAGCAGGAACTTTTTAATGTCACAAAATAATATTCCAAAATCTATACCTAGCGTTGAGCGATTAATAAATAGAATCGCTGTTGCAGAACGAGCACAACAAAAAGATGTTCGAATTACAATCCAAGAAGCAAAAGAGCTAACACAAGATCTTGCTATGCTAACTGTAAAAATGGCAAATACTGTAAAAGAAGTACATCAGATGTTAGCAGCCATGCAAGAATCTAATACCAAAGTCGAAGTTAAGTTTGATGGGGGTGGTTTTAATTAACATAAATATATACGTGGTTAATTAGGAGCCCGTATTGTGAGTAGACCAAAACCAAAAATATTATTAGAATATACAAATAAAGAAACATTTAAAGTTGAACAAATTTTAGAAAGTGATGCCATATGGGCAGTTTTTTATAAAAATCAACCATTTAATTTAAAAAGCGGTAGTGTTCTTACTAGCTATCCCGGACCGAAATATAAAAAAGTTTCATTTTCGAATCCGGGACATGCAAGAAACTTAGCTAAAAAATTAAATAAACTTTTTAAAACTACTGAATTTACAGTAGTTAAACTATATCAAGGTGACATTATAGTATAATATGAGTACAAAAGATTCCTTCACTAAACTGTTTTTAAAAGCAGCAAACGAACCAACTGATAAGCAGACCGTTAAAAAGCATAGAAATTTATGGTGGTGGAATTTTAGATCAAACACAGATACTGGTTTACGATTAACTGACACAGGTCTAGAATTTATAGAAGAAAAGGCCGATATTCGAGTTTACAAAATAGAGTTACCACCCGAGCTAATTGTAACTCCTCAAGTATTATTATGGCTTAACCAACAATTAGATAGCCCGTATCATTTAACTAATAAACACATAACAGTATTAAAAGAAAAAGCAGCATTTGAAATATATTTGTTTTCTGGAGATATTAGAAAAATGGGATATTCTAAGTCAATAGCTAAACGATTTAATTCAGATTTGTAACCTATTATCAACGCACTTAATAAATATTTCATGATCGAATATAATCATTTAGATTTAATCGGAGAAAGAGAATTAGAGTGGTTACCACCTCATTTCTCAAAATATAATTTTCCACCTGAAGTTGCTTGGTACGAAAGTCTAATTAGACAATGGATCCGAGCAAATACTAAGGGAAGATTTTATATTTTAAAAATTCCCAAGATTAATCTTGTCGATAACAAATTAGTAAACTTGTTACAACTAGGGTTCGAAACCCATAGTGAAATGACTTATTTTATGTTAGCATGCCCACATTTAAGGAAAATACAATGACCAACGATAACGCAACCCCCGCACAAGAAAGTACCGCTCAAGAAGGTATCGAATTAAACATCAGCGATTTAGCAGCTGTTAAATCTATTATTGATGTAGCATCGCAGCGCGGAGCATTCCGCGCTAATGAATTAGAAGCTGTAGGTAAAACTTACAATAAATTATCTAATTTCTTAGACTCAATTACAAAGAAGGATTAATATGAAATCACTAAAACACATCGGGCGAATGAAGAATACTGGAACTAAAGTATTAGTTGCATTTCGTACATTACCAGGCGAGTCAAATTATGCATTAGTGTTGCCAACAACAACATTGCCCGATCAGTATCACGATGCATTAATCCAATTAGTCGAAAGCGATCAAGCGCAGAATACTAACGAATTTGGAGAAATTATGTTTACTAGACATTTTCCAGATGGTCGAAAAATGCTATCTGCAATGCAGCAAGATAATCGCTTCCAAAAAGTGCCAACTGATACAGTTATTATGACTCCTACACTTAATGCATCTATTCCGTTAGATCAATTAAATGTATTAATTGCAGAACAGAAAAATATGGGTGTTGACGATTTAGCATCATTAGTCGCAGGGGGCACTGTAGCTAAGAATAATCGTGCAAAAGAATCTGCGGATAAATCAAGATCGCCAAAGGTCGAAGCGAAAGTCGAAGAAGTACTTTCTGAAAAAGACTTGGCTAAAAAGTATCGCAGCGATGCCGATGCAATGTATAAAGAAGCTGCTCGACTACGAAAACAAGCCGATGATTTAGATCCGCCGCAAAAGAAAGCGGTAAAAGCAAAAGATGTCGAAGACGTCAAAGAAGCTGCTAGTGACCAAATTACTGTTTAAATTTCCAGATCAGTTAAAAAACGAGTGGCCAGAGGTCTTTAAAGACCTCTCTACTGCGTATATGCCAACTGCATTTTTAGTTGCGTTGCGGCTAGAATTTAACAATGGTAGAATATGGGAAATCGATGTCGCTGATTATTCAGATGAGTATCCGTCTATATCTGATCTATTACATAGATTGTTTACAGACTATCGATCTGAAATTAAAGATATCAGTGTCAACATCAATTTTGATAAACTAAAGGATTATATCGTTAAATCGTGTAATATGATGCTATGACAGAACAAAGTTCGTATCAAAGAAAAGTAAATGCTGCTAAAGAATCTATCAATAATGTTAGTCCTTCTTTTTGTATAGCAAAATGGAAGCAAGTTACTATACACTTGCAAAACGGCCACACTCATAGCTGTCATCATCCCAATACACACGTTGTTCCACTTAGCGAAATTCAAAAAAACCCAACAGCTCTACATAATACAGAATTTAAAAAAAGTCAACGTAAGTTAATGCTAGAAGGCAAGCGACCCGAAGAGTGTAGCTATTGCTGGAAGGCCGAAGATGCCGGAGATCAACTTAGTGATCGAATTTATAAAAGTGCAGAACCTTGGGCATTGCCTAATTTAGATTCGATTGTTTCGAAATCTTGGGACGATAATGTTGATCCGAGCTATGTTGAAGTAAGCTTTAGCAGTGTGTGTAATTTTAAATGCAGTTATTGCAGCCCGAGTGTTAGCAGTAAATGGATGGAAGAAATTGTACAGCACGGACCATATCAAACATCTACACAATTCAATAATATACAATGGTTAAAATCTGAAGAGAAGATGCCAATTCCCGAAAAAGATGATAATCCGTATGTTGATGCATTCTGGAAATGGTGGCCGACAATGTATCCGCAGTTGCAGCATTTTAGAATTACCGGTGGGGAGCCACTACTTAGCAAACACACATTTAAAGTTTTAGATTACATAATCGAAAATCCTATTCCTAATCCAGAATTACGATTGGGGATTAATACTAACTTAAATCCCCCAGACGAATTAATTGATAAATTTATTAAAAAACTACAAATAATTCAAGAAAGGCAACTAGTAAAAGTAATCGATGTATATACTAGTGCAGAATCACACGGGGATCAAGCAGAGTATATTCGATATGGCATGAATTACGATAAATGGTTATCTAATGTTGATCGAATTATTACAGAAGTTCCTGAGGTCAGGGTAGGCTTAATGAGTACGTACAATGTACTAAGTATTCCGAAATATAAAATGTTTTTAGAAGATATTTTAAAAATTCGTCGAAAACATAACGAAAAATCAATTAAGAACGGAAGATCAGTGATTACTGTCGACACCCCTTATTTGCGATATCCCGAACATCAATCTGCATTTATCATTACTGCAGATTTGCTGCCGTAT